CGAAAATCAGACGTTCAAACTGATTTAAAAAGCATGGCTTCACTTCCCGTGAAGGAGAATCAAAGGAGCCTGGAAGGTACTGAGTTATCTAGACGAGCCAATAGTAAGCCATCTTCGGAATCACGTAAATCGGATTCACATAAAGACGCTGAAAGGCACTCGAAAAAACACTCAACCCATAGCCCTGAGAAACTTGAATCTCGGAATTCATTCGTAGGAGATCGCCTCGCTGTGCATAGTTCACGCACAGTACAAAACGAACTTTCTACATCACTTCAGATTCTTATTGATCTATGTTCCGCTTTTGGCTTCCGTGAGGAAGGCTTCAATCGCGAGAAGACGTTAATTCATTGGCAGATATGCTCAAATCAATGTAACTGGATCAAATTTCTGAAATACAAACTTAGTGCATTTATGTCCTTCTATCTAGATAATGAGATACCCGAATGTCCTTTTACGGAATTCGACCATCCCAATCAACTAGCCGGTAGTTCTCTTGGCCGTTTTATACAAGCTAAGAAGAACCAACTTAAAGGTTCGATAGGGTATTATTCTTTTTTATTTAGTATTTTACAATTAAAGAAGGGCTTACCTAAGCCAGATCGTGAGTACCTATGTAAAGCGATTTTGGATACTAAGGAAATGTTAACAACTTTACATCCCCCTCCTCCCTCAGTCTATACCGATCGCGAAGCGACCGATTTAGAGGCTGTACGAACTGTACAGGAAGCTTTTGGTTATCACACGATGACTATTGAAGACCTGGAACGTGAGTATGTAGCGTCCATTCGGGCAAACTATACGGATTCCCGTAGTAAGTATGGTACCCTTGGAACGTTAATGGAGATGGGTGTGATTTTGGATCATGGTGTTTCAGAAACAGTCTTTAGACAGGCTGTTTTAGAAGATGATGAGGAAATGATGTCAGATAGAGTCAGGCTAATGCTGAACCCAAAATTTATTGAGGGGGTAAGCCGTATATACAAAGATATATATAGAGCTGTTAGACTCAAAGCACAAGATGAAATAGCAGACGTAAAGTTAGTTGCTTTACCGGAGGCCCTTAAAGTGAGAGTAATCTCAAAGGGTCCCGCATTAACGTATTTTGTCTTGAAGCCAGTACAGAAATATTTACATAAAATTTTACGCAAAATTCCCTGTCTTAAACTTATTGGGAAAAAGGTTAGTGTAGAAGAGAAACATTTAGATGTATTTTTAAATGAGGAAGGTAACTTCCATTCTCTTGATTATCAATCTGCTACAGACCTTCTTGATCCTCGATTTTCTGGGGTGATAGTTGATGCGATATGTGATACTGTGAGTATACCGGACGATATTCGTTCCCTCTTTCACAAGGCCCTCACGGGTCATAAAGTGGAAGGCGCTGATCAGGTATGGGGTCAGCTTATGGGTTCGATTGTTTCTTTTATTGTGTTGTGTGTAGCTAATGCTACCGTAGTACGACAATCTTTAGAAATCGTTAATCAAAAGAGGTACAACCTTTGGGATTGTCCAATGTTGATTAATGGTGATGATGGTCTAGTGAGATGTAAAGATGATTTTCTCCCTGTGTGGAAAAGTATTGCCGCCTCCATTGGTTTAAAACCCTCTGTAGGAAAGGTATATACTCATCATGAGTACTGTAATATTAATAGTACTTCCTTCATTTTTAATAAGGAACGGAATAGATTCCGTCATGCTCCATACATAAATATGGGATTGGTTGTTGGAAACACTCGAGCTGGAGTATCCCGCAAGGATAATAAAGAAGGTATTTTTGATACCGACTTGGATGGAATGACTTTTGGTGCTCGTCATCGTGAGTTAATTCGTTCGTGTCCTTATGATTTGAGGTTGGCCGTACACGAGTTATACTTAAAATACAATAAAGAGACCCTTGAAGAGTCCTTTGTACCTTGGTATGTGCCTGAGGAGTTGGGTGGTGTGGGATTGTTACCCATAACGGTGGTGGAGGGGGATGACGTTGATGACCTTAAGGTCGTTACGTTAAAAACTTCTACCGGCCATTTATGTGGGCCAACGCAAGAAAATGTAGCGATTATGCAATATCTAACTTCTGATATTCGTAATAAACGTTACTCGGTTGGTTCAATACCTGCGCTACAGCCTGTTCGGGCCAGATCAATCTGGTCTTCGGTTGTATCCAGAACATGGAATACAAGTGTGTCGGATGTAATGACAGATAAGGAATGTTCTTTCTTGGATCTTTCTTGTTTTTATTTATGTCCTTCTGAAGTTACTGCTAAGTTAAGCGATAGTCACAGATTATCGAAGCTTAGACAGAACGAGAGAGTTTGGGCGAGTCTTATGCATAAATTTAGATCAAGTCATCAGGAAACCGATGGTTTTGTTTTTGTGAATGTGTAGGCCGTGTCCCTTTAATTATTGCTCTTAATTGGGTCCCTAAGATGTACTATTTCTTAATACAGAGCTTGACTCTGTGGGGTAACAATAATTATTGGTTAGGATCCACAACCTTAAATGTGGCGTATTATCTTCGTGTGATGTGAGATATCTTCTCGTATCCCGGAGCGATTAAA